CACCATCTTCGCTAACGAAGCAACCTAGGAAGCAAACTCACTTCCATCAGTATTTTGCGATCGGGTTCGAACTAAATGGGGCACTCCCGTGTTTTCATGGACTCACTCACCTCAGAGTTTGTCCAGCGAAACTTCCCGCCACCACTTTTAAGTGGCTCGCCATCGAGTTGCAATGGCTCGTCGTAGAGATTGGGTTGTCCAATCAAAGCGTTTTTATTACGCTTCAACCAGTAAGCATACCATTGATATGGGCGTTCCATGTCCTTCCTCTTCCGCTTTCGCAGCGTGAAAGAAAGACGTGTGTACACCGGGATCCACGTGAATCCAGAAGACGCTAATGTTTTCCGGACATAATGTGGTTCCTCAGTTTCCATACCAAATGTAAGGTGCTTAGGCAAAAAGTGTTTAATGCCCGCATGATCAACTTCATTGTGCGGGACAAAACATATAGCCTTGGCATGCTTACTAATCTCGTGAAGCAGGACTGTCACAGTTGATGGTATCTCTTCAAAGGACCAATGATCAAGGAGACCATTAATCATTTTATGACACCACGCTACATAAACATTGCGTGGTACTTTACCATTCTCCTGTAAGTTACACTCAGGCATATACGGTCGAACATCAAAACCACCTTTGTAGTCACCACCACACGATTCACGGAAGAATGTGTGTGATGGTGTGTCAGGGTCGGGGCTATCATAAAAACTCTTTTCAGAGTTGATAGTGAATCCGAGTTCCTGTAGTACTACAATAAGTTGTTTTGCCATTCGCGTAGGTATGATGATGTCATCACCATACACCGATACCTTACCTCTCAGTTTCAAGAGAGTACGTGTAGCTTCCGCGAGGCAATAAAAGAGCAGCGTTTGCAACGGAAACGTGTGTCCACTACCCATTAGCATGTAGCTGGTCAGCCTGATCGGCTGTTCGAAACCAGGTACATTGCATAACTGGGTGCGGACACAATCGAGAGCTCCGTGCCAATCAAATGGCACTATGAGTTCGATGTGTCTCCAGACAAAACTGTCACTTGCCTTACTCAGATCAATTGTGCTCAAGTGTCCAGTTACACTGGCACTGCGAGCCCACCGGCGATGCCGGTCTTGCTGCTGTGCAAGATCAATCTTAGTATTCCTCTCAAGCTGCTCACGAATCATAGAGCCAAGACCCCTGGATAAGAAACCACCAAGGATCGTATCAGGCGCTATAATCCGTGCAGCCTTAAAGGATTTCGGGACTGCAGTTGCATTAATAGAGCTGACGGTCTGCTTAAACCGCGTACTCTTGCGCACCGCCCGGAGGAGGTGAACATCACGACTAAGCGCATGGTTGAAGGCGTTCCACTGAGCATCTGTTCCAGATACACGTTCAAAACGCGTATCCAGATATGATTTAGCTCGTGGCAAACCAACAGCCGCACGCTTACCAAAAGAACAAGAGTCAAGCCAACGCTCTGCGTCAAAGTAGCCTAAGATCCGGCTACAGATTTCGCGTGCGCGTTGGATAACGAGATTTCCCCGTTGACTCAAGGGCTCAGGACATCCGAAACTTTCCTGAGAGTCAACAAATGTGTTAAAACACTCTGTCGACAACTCAGAAAAGGGTTTGTCATCATCCCAAATAACGCGTTTATCGAATTGCGTTATTTGTTTAATCTTTTTAAAGATATATGGAGGACAACTATCATTAATCGGAGCACCTGTAGCATGGTGTCCTTCGACGTATAACCGGCGAATATGTTCATCGGCTAAATCGTGTATTAACGCTTCCCTTGTAACCTCAAACAATGGTTTCAAGGGGACGGCGGATGTGCGTTTACGCCGCCTTTGATGTCTCTTTTGTGATGACATGATTTCTTCTCCAAAGCTTAATCCGGCAAAGTACCGGCAATATATGCATAGTCAAATTGGGTACCCACCGCCATCTGAGCAGCAAACTCTCGCAATTCTGCGAGATTTGCAGCAGACGACTCTGGGTGGGCCTCAATTTCGACACGTGCAATATTGTAAGCAATGGTGCCGTTTGCAAGCGTGATGGGTGCAACAAACTGGACTTTCGTCTTCTGTTTGCTCCACGAACCATCCAACTGCAGACTTGGCATGCGGGTCGTAATAATAACCTTCTGCCTGGCAAAGAAATCAGTCTCAGAAACATCGGCATATTCCGAACCGGACGTTACTGTTGTGTTGGTTCTATCAAATGTTTGAGTAGAACCGCCAGCGGTGGTAGTTGTACCACCATCAAGTAAAGTTGTCGACATTAGCGACTCCTTTTGAGCGTACTCTTAAGTAAGCTCAAGGTTAAAGAGATTGCGTCGATAGATCTATTTAAACTCCAAATATTCCTATCGGCTAGGGGAAATTGTGAGGGTTCGATATCAGTTATGCGGCTTAGGACAAATGTTTCATGGTGAGATTCACCATTCATTTGCCAATACGTTGCAGATTTCAATGTTGTTTTGCTTGTAATAGCAAATGACGCATAAGACTGCGCCATCTCAACATGTACATCACGCAATGTAGTGAGCCAAGAACCGAGATCTATGAACCAGTCAGAAACGAACGAGTAGGGTAACCTTTCCCACGCGGCCCGCAACATATCCATAGCAGAAAACCCAAACTTATGAGGGTCTACTCTGCAAAAGGTATCTATCGCGGTCCCGCATCTACAAGAAATATCAGCATTCCAAGGAATGTCGATATCGTAATATCCGCCACCGTACCCAAGTAGGGTAAAGGTTCCGGATTCCTGTATGTCGTTCTGACTTCCCGTTTGGACACGACTACTCCGTGTTTTGTCAGTTATGACATTCACGAGGTCTTCAATATCCATCATGCTAGGCAGCAATACATAACGGTAAAATAGCCACATCTCCTCAGGATTGAGGATAAGATGACGTATATTCCGCACAGCACTGGTTGCCTTCGTTAGGGTTTTGACAGTCTCTCCTAATAAGGTCTTGATACTATCGACCGTTTCGGATAACTCAGCCAAAAACACTAACCCGTCGAAATCAGGTGAATTAAGTCTTTCGTAACATTGCATGATTGCAAGGTCACGGAACCGTTCACCATAACTAACAAGAGAATGGAATGGAATGGGAGGTAAATCCCCACTCCACTCTGTTCCCTTCCCGGATTCGGGACCGGATATACCGCCTGATTTTCCCAATATATCATGTATTGGGAAATCACTAACGACACCTTTATACTTGGGGTCAGATTCGCAGACGCGAGCCTGCACATCAGCCCCTTTAGTATAGTGAGCACGGTAGAAATTGTTGAATTTCTTCCGCTTTTTAACGCCCACATAAAGATGTTGCGGTTTACCACGGTAACTTTCGACGACCTCAGATTCTTTGATACCCTGATACGAACCACTATAAGTAACACTACAAGTGTTACCAAAACCATAGTGAATAGTTACAGGGGTTTCACGAGAATCAAGCATGTTACCTCCTTCTCATTAAAAAACTAATAAGAGGATTAAGGGTGTGGACGAATCCCTTAACGCCAAACTTCGTGTTTGACATCAGGTATTCATAAATCCACTTGAGACACATGAAAAGACAACTATAGAGTTGTTTCTTTCTTTCCATATTTCCTCCTTCCGGAGGACTCCCCCGGTTTTAAGGTACGGGACTCACCGTGCAGTTAGACCACACGGTCGCGAGTACATCTCGCTCGACCACCAGGCCTTCG